GATGAGAATGAAGAATTTACATTGTTAAGAAGAGATCAAGTACAATCTTTAGTAGAGAATGCTTTAGCTGCTAAAGCTGTTTTTAATGATCAATTGGCAACTGATACTGCTACTTTGTTATACAGGACAAATATGCGTATCAATCGTCACAAGATCATTGACGAATGGAGAAACATTGCCAAGAAGGCAGAACATGCTGTATTGGCTGAAAATGTTCAAATTCTAGAATCAGCACAGAATTTCGAGCCAGCATATGATAAATTCCTCACTTTAATTTTTGAGGCATTTAGTAATAAGGATGTCGCGGCTTCTGCTTTGGCAGCAGCTTTAGAATCGTTAAGAGATAAGACACCTAAGATTAAGGAATCGAACGATTTATCTAGCAAGTTGAGTGGGTTAATAAGTCGTCTTACTCAGAAAGATAGAGATGACGCTGCCATCTATGAAGCAGAAGATTTGATTGCTACTATTCAAGAAGAGTTGTCGGCAGCAGAAACTCTGAACAACTTCGATATGATGCCTGGCGACGAATTAGACGTTGCCGATGAAATGGCTAGCGGTCAGCCTGTCATCAATATTAATTCACCATTAATTCAAATCGGCGGGAAGAGTGGTAAGACTGAACAAGATTCAGTTGATGAAGTAGAGGATGAAGTCGGTGATGATGAATTAGCAGCTTTGCTAGGAAGTGAGCAACCAGCTGCTGAACCAGCACCTGCTGCACCAGCCGCAACTGCTCCTGCTGCACCAGCCCCAGCTGCTCCCGCTCCAGCAGCTCCGGCTAATCCATTTGAAAGTGTGAATCGTAAGGATAGTATCGTAAACGAATCTCGTCCAGTGCATTACGAAATGAAGGACGAGGATGACGATGACAGACCTGATGATGAAAAAGTCGAGGAAAATGCCGATCCTTATGCTCTGACTAATGGAGAGTTAGATCTGTCTGAGAATAATGCACTCATGACAGATTATGGTGCTCCAGTCATTTCAGATGCTTCTGATTTATATCAAGTAGTCAGAATAATCAAAAGATTAGCAGAACAGCACGATTTGCAGGGCGAGAATTTAGAGAATAATTTGGTAAGCATGGCAGAATCTGCAATTAAGGCAGTTGGTCTGCGTATCCCTGATGGTAAGATGAATAAGGCTGTTGAGGAATGCATCAATCTATTCGAGTCAGAAAATCCTTTTGCCAAGAAAGACTCAAAATCTGAGGAAGATGATTTTGATTGGGAAGAGAAGGCTGAAGATGAAGATTCGGACAAAGATGATGACATGGCCGAGGACCAATTCAAGGGTCCAAGAATTAGAAAATTAGGTTTATCCAAAGATTCGTACGCTGCTCGTGAATTGAAGAATGAATCAATTAAGTGGGGCGAATCACAGAATGATGGTGTCTTAGGCGAAATGGCTGGCGTCAAGTTCATCTTCGATCATGGTGGAGATACTGAACTAAATCCTGTGATTTTGTCTGAGGATGGTTCGGTAGAAATACCAATACCATCCCAAATGGTCGAGAGTGCTTACGCTAGTGCCGGATTGATCGATGGCGAAGCTGATTCTTTTGAGGATTGGCTCAAAGAATCAATTGAGCAGTTAAGATTAATTGATGACGCTGAAGATGCTGCGTTAGCTGAGGCTATGGCTACTATCAAGACCAATGAAGATGGATCGATTTCTGTCGAGGTCACAGACGATGTTGACGTTGATGTAGAATCCGAAGATGAGTTCGAAGACGAATCCGAAGACGACTTGGACGAAATGGAACCAGTTGATTCTATCGAATCTCCAATGGACGAAATGGGAGATGAGGGAGAATCTGACAACGAGATGCCCGATTTTGAATCGATGGGTGACGATTCCGAGGAGGAGGAGTCTGAGGAGGAGTCTGAGGAGGAGTCCGAGGAGGAGTCTGAGGAGGAGTCCGATGAGGAGTCCGATGAAGCTCCTTTTGGCTCAGATGAAGAAGACGAAGACGAAATGTTTGAGGATAAGGACATTACCGATCCTAAAAGCTCGAAATATACGAAGCATGTGAAGGAAGATCCCAAGAGTTCTCCCGATCATAAACCAACTAAGGCTAGTGATGATAAACTAGAGGCTGTTGGCCCAGATGTTAAAGAAGATGACGGATCTGGCACTAACCCACCTACAGCTCGACCAATGAGCAAAGAGTAATTTGGAGGTAGGCAATGCTGCCAACTAGAAATAAAGTAAATAATATTGTGCAAGAGTCTCGTTCAGCATTTAACCGGCGTGTGATAGCCGAGACTGGTGTCATACCAGCTGGATATGAATTAATCAGAGACACTTTCACATTTGATGTGATAGAGAAGAAGAACGTTGTAGTAGAAGGCAAGGGCGGATCAGAAGTACCGGTAATGAGGGTATCTGGTCTGATTCAGATGGGTGATAGAGAAAATGCTAACGGCAGACTCTATTCCACTTCTGATGTGTTACGCCCAGCAGTAGAGAGCATCCAAGAGGATATTCAGTCCAGAGCAGTAATGGGCGAATATGACCATCCAGCTGATGCTAAGATCCATTTGGATCGAGTCAGTCATTTAATGACTAAGGTTTGGATGGATGGCAGAAAGGTTTATGGAGAAGCTGAAATTCTTCATAATTTACCTTGCGGTGCTTGCCTCAGAGGGTTGTTTGAACACAAGGTGAGAGTTGGGATATCCTCAAGAGGCGTCGGCGATATGGAAGTTGTCGAGAGCTCTGGAAAAGAATTATATAAAGTAATGCCTGGTTACACTTTTGTGACTTGGGATGCTGTTGCAGAACCATCAGTAAATGGCGCAATATTGAATATACAGGAAGGCTTGACCAGACGCCTTAATCCAGTAAAGAAAGAACAGAATCGATTATCTCCACAGGCATATCAACAGTTGCTTGTTAAAGAGATAAATAAGTTTTTTGACCTTGGGTAATTAAGAATTATTATTTGGTGCAAAAATAATTTTAAATGAAGTTCGCGAGGAGAACATTAGTCATGGATAAGATCAAGGCACTACTAGAGAAAGCTGGTGTCAAGAGTGAACTCGCAGGTCAGATCTGTGAGTCCTTAGATAACTACAAGACTACTCTTCGTGAGCAGTTTAACAACGAATATGCTGCTAAAGTTGAGCAAGCCAAGAAGGTTTGCATTGAAGAGACTGAAGCACATAAGAGAGAACTTGCACGCCGTGTGCAAATTTTCTGTGAGACGAAAGGTGCAGCGATTGAGGCACAGCTTGCTAAGCAGTCGGCCCTTAACGAATCCGAAGCCACAGCCAAGCTCACCCAAATAGTGGGATTGCTTGAAGGCATTGAGCCAATTGGCGGGCAAAGCGGTGAAGTTACAGCCACTATAGATAAGCTCAAGCAAAAGGTCAAAGTCGCCAATGAAGCTAAATCTCACGCAATTGAACTTGCAAATCGCAAGACAGCAATTGCTGAGAAGGCTCTAAAGCGTAATCGTGAACTTGCCACTGCCCTCAAAGTTTTTGAGGAACAGGGGCAGAAAGCTAAGGCTACTGCTACTGTCACTGAAGACAAAGCACCAGCCAAAGCCACAAAGAGAATTGATCAATCACGCAATTCTGGTCGCGCGAAAACGACAAGAGCTACTTTAGCAGAGAATCAGGATCGACGTCCTGTACAGCAAGTTCGCGTCACAGGCAATGGATTCAGTATTGATAGCATTGCTGCTGACATGGACGGTGATCTAGTTTAACTTGACCCAACCTGAGCATTAGGAGTTGAAAACTATGGCTTTGCCAACAAGAGGTCGCCACCTCCAAAATGGTGGCGTGATGACCGAAGCTGCCGATCCACACAGAGCTTCTGTTATCCACGAGTCGAAGAGAAACCAGCTTGTCAAAAAGTGGTCACCAGTTCTCGGCAAATGCCGTGAAGTGCCCAAGGCCAAGTTTGGCTTAATGGCTTCGATTCTTGAGAACCAGTATAACGCCTGGAATCCAGAGAATCGTTCAATGATTCTCGAAGACCAGACGACTACTGCAAATATCGCTGACTTTACTCGATTTGCGCTTCCTCTGATTCGCAAATCATACCCCAAGCTTATCGCTGATAATCTCGTTGGCGTTCAGCCAATGAGCCAGCCTGCTAGCTTGATTTTCTACATTCGTTACCGTTACGCTCTGTCCAAGGGTCAGACCGTTGCTGGTACCCAGATCATGCGTCAGAATACCGCTCAGAGCTATGCTCGCTCTAACGGTTGGGCACTTGATCCTTACTATAGCTCGCAGGAAGTGCGTGGTGAGGATGCCACTGTTGCTGGCGACCTGTTGAGCGTTTCTGCTACTCTAGCCCATCGTCCAGTCCTTGCTGGCACCGTGGTGGTAGAGGTTTTTGCTAGCGAAGCTGACGCAAGCCCCAACTGTGATGATGCAGTTCCTTGCCTCAGAGTTGGCTTCGACAGTGCTGGCGATCCTGATGTGGTACTGATTGGTGATTGCACCGAGTTTACTTCGATTATAGCAGTTGATGAGTCCGGTTCAAGCTTCAATCACTCCACTGGCGCTGTGACTGTGGCTCTCTCAGCCGGTAGCTTCCCTGCTGGTGCAGTTGCTCGTGTTAACTATGAGTACGATCTTGAGGCCAATCCTTTCCAGCCAGAGGTCACTCTGAGCATCGACAGTGACAGCGTTTCGGCTATCACTCGTAAGCTCAAGACCAGCTGGAGCCTTGAGGCTGCCCAGGATCTCAAGTCGGTTCACAACATCGATGCTGAGAGCACTCTCACCGACCTAATGGCCGATGAGATGGTTGCAGAAATCGATCGTGAAATCATCAACGACTTGATCATCGCAGCTGCTATTCGTGCTGATCATAACTTCGCAACTGCAGCCGGTGCTTCAGTTAACTTCACGGACCGCAACATCGCCCTGATGTACAAGGCCCTTGAGGTTGCAAATGTCATCCACCGCACCACTCTCCGTGGCCCAGCCAACTGGATGGTGATGAGTGCTGACCTTTGCAGCAAGTTTGAGCAGCTCAACGACTTCCGATCGAGTGATGCCCTCAGCACCGAAGGTGTTGACATCGGCATCATGAACATCGGTACTGTTCAGGGCAAGATGAAGATCTACAAGGATCCACTCTTCCCCAACTGCAAGATCCTTATGGGCTTCAAGGGTAGCAGCGTCCTCGACGCAGGTTACTTCTACGCTCCATACATTCCACTGTTAAGCACCCCAACCGTGATGGACCCCAACAGCTTCACCCCCAACAAGGGCGTGATGACTCGTTACGGTAAGAAATTAATCGAGGATGGCGGCCTCTACTACGGTGTAATTACCGTTAGCAACCTCTGAGCCAGTCCAATCATCGTGTAGAATTGGCCCCTGCCAGTCTCATATTGGCAGGGGCCTTTTCTTTGTATATAATATGACAAGATTCGGAAAGAAACCAATTATGAATATACCAGTTGTAGATCAATTTACATCTGAGCAGCTGGCAATAGTCAGAGACATGTATAACGCTGGTGGCACTCACGCAGAGATTGGTCTAGCTGTCGGCAAGCCACGTAGAACAGTAATGAAGCTTTGTAAACATTTGGGACTATCCCGGACTAAAAGTCAAGCCGCAGAGTTAAAAAATAAAAGTCTGCTTGATAATCCAGATAGCATAGCTATCATAATGTCTATGAGAAATACTCATTCATTAAACGAGATAGCGGCGGTAGTGGGCGGTTCGACTTCTGCCGTACATCGTTTGTGCGTCAAGCATCGGATTGAACTGGATCAAGATGCTTATCGTGAACATCAAGCCGCAAGAATGACTAAAGCTTGGACACAAGAAAAACGATTGGTTCAGTCTATTCAATCGAGGAATGTGTCTGAAGATGTCCGTGAAAAGTTGTCCAAGCATTCTAAAGAACTTTGGGCCGATAGCGAATACAGAGCAAAGCAGGTTGCTGTTCAGACCGAATACTGGAACACAGAGAGCAATAAGAAGCGACTGGCCGTTTTCAGAGCTAAACAATCAGGTAAAGTATCGAGCATCCAAAAAATATTATATTCAATATTGGATGATTTAGGCGTTGTGTATCATCGCGAACATGATAATACCACTGCAGATACTGAGTGCATTATAGGACCGTATAATTTTGATTGCGTTATTCCTAGACCAGGTAGAAAACTATTAATAGAGTGTCAAGGTGACTACTGGCATACACAGGACAAAGCAATTAGAGTAGACAAGGCTAAAGCTACATATTATGAACGTTATTTAGTTGATAAATATGAACTTAAGTATATCTGGGAACATGAATTTGCCTGTAAAGAGAAAGTCGTAGAATCATTAAAGTATTGGCTAGGTATTACCCAAATTGATGTAGTAGATTTCGAGTTTGAAGAAGTAACGATTAAAAAGGCTCAAGCAGCAGATTATAGAGAATTGTTGACCAAGTATCATTACTTACCTAATGCTGGTAAAGGTGGGTTAGCATATGGCGCATATGTTGGTGACATATTAGTAGCTGTCTGTGTTTTTTCACCGTTGGTTAGACAAAATATTGTTATCGCTGGGTTTACTCGTGACACTACTTGTGAACTGTCAAGATTGTGCATTAACCCTAGGTATCAGAAGAAGAATTTTGCTTCTTGGTTTG